CACGGTGCGCCTGTCTGCGGGCCAGAAAATGGCCATCCGCAAGGCGGGCATGAAGTCGCGCAGCGCTGGGGCCCGTATGCGCCGCATGCGCTCGATGAACAAGCGCAAGAAGATGGGCCTGTAAGGCGCTGGCACGGTGGCAACCCCTCCCGCCGGTGCCAGTGGCAACGTCCTTTCTTCGGATTGGACGGGGTTGTCCCCGCACCTGATTGCGCGCTTTTACCCGGTGATGCGCACGGACCCCGGAAACGGGAAACCGTCAACCTGGGTGCGTGTGCCCGACTCTGTGGAGGTGCGTGCGCCGATCACGGAGGCCAGCATTGAGGGTACTTTCAACTGGACCAGCCCTTTTGAGAACACGGGGGCTGATCAGTCGTTTTCTGCAATCAGTGCCATGTTGCAGACGGGCGCGCTGGCGCCGATATTGGGGTTCATCAGCCAGTCTTTAGCCGATGTGCCCGGTGGCAGCTTCTTGCAGCCCTCCGTGGAGTCGGTGCGCAATGCGGCGAAAGGGCTTGAGGGCAAGTCTTCGGTGACCAAGCTCAACAGCACCCAGGTGTTCAACGGTGCGCCGCCGATGAAGGTGTCGCTGACCGTGCATTTTCGGGCGCTGAAGGATGCGAGAGCGGAGGTCGAGCGCCCGCTGAACCAGCTGATGAGCTGGGCTGTGCCCCAGGAACTGGCCGCCGATGGCCCGGTGTTGACGCTGGCGCGGCTGGGCGACCCGTCGCTGTACCCGTCAAAAATCCCCCAGATCATTGGCATGCAGTACGCCGATATGCAGCTGCTGCCCCTGGTGATTGAGAGCGCTCCCTACCCGCTGGGTGGGCCGCGCGACAAAAACGGCACCTTGCTGAGCGCCCAGTCTGCGCTGCAGCTGTCCACACTGTCCGCCCTGGATGCCCGCGACTGGGCGGCGGCTACCCCGTTTCGGAGCCCAAGATGATTGTTTTGCAGCCTCTGCGCACCCGGCGCGTGTGCGTGCGTCCCCGTGAGTTGTCGTTGGGCGAAGCCATCGCCATCTTGAAGCTGCCGGGCCAGCGGTATGAGCTGGTGACCACCGAGTTTTTGCGCCAAGTGGCGGATGGTGCCACGGCGCCCACGTCTACCCACGTGACCGACCCCCGACTCTGGACGGTGCAGGAACGCGCGCTGCTGGTGTGCCACTACCTGGCGCAGGTGAGCGGCACGGACCCCGACATTGCGGTGGGCGAAGTGGGCAAGCTGAGCGACTACGTGGTGTTCGACAGCGATTTGAAGGTGGAGGGCGTAGATGTGGGCCTGGTGGCTGGCCAGCGCCGCACTGTGCGGCCCTTGCTGGGGGCGCATGCGGAGGCGCTTGAGCGCCTGTGCCGGGAGCGCGGCGACTGGATTGTGGGGGCCATGGCCTGCCAGATCACAACCGGTGATGAACCGCCTCTGGATCTGCTGGGCGCCGGTGATGTGGCGTTGCTGGGCGACATTCAGGCCCGGATGGACGCCGTGCGCAACCTGCCTGAGTCGGACTTTGAGGCCCTGCTGGGCGCCTGGTCAATGGCCTGCGGGCGGGAGTTGCACCACTTCTTTGCTGTGAACTTCGACGATGGCGGGCTGGTTTTTGACCCGCAGAGCGAACGGGAGGCCGGGCCGAAAAACCCGGCCCGATTTCTCGCTGTTTCCTGTGTCGGTGCGCCAGCGCGCCGACTATTTGGCGAGCCTGACGGCGCAGGCCGCTGATCTGGCGTTGCACGCGCACACCGCGCTGCCCCTGGCGCTGGCCACGCCCATGAGTGCCGCCAGCGACTACTTTGCCAGCAAGCCCTTTGCGGGTTACGTGAAGCAGTTGGAAGCGCAGGCCAAGCTGTCGG